AGTAGTGGTGCTACTGGTTTGATACAGTTTATTCCATCAACAGCAGCATCTTTAGGAACATCGGTTGGTGCTCTTAGGGGAATGAATAGAGCACAGCAGATGGAGTATGTTGAAAAATTCCTATTGAAGACTGCACCACCAAACCCAACACCAGGACATTTATATACTTCAGTATTCTTACCTGCTTTTGCGAAGAAACCTGCGGATTACGTTATTGCCAAGAAAGGTGGATTTACTAGTGATTGGGGATATCATAGACCATCATGGTACACTGGAAATGCAGGCCTTGATATGAATAGAGACGGTAGCATTCAAATTGAAGAACTTGGAAAGAGGATCAAGGATAAGCAACAGGCATATGGTATTGGTGGAGGAAGTGCAGTTAAGGTTTCTTCAGTTGATAGTTCAGGAGATTTATCTTCACCTAGTGGAGGAGGTCCTGGACCTGGACCTGGTGGTGATACTCAACCACCTTCAGCACAAATAAAACCTGCAGGTCCATCTAAACCATTACCTCCTCCATCTAGAGGTCAAAAATTATCTGACCTATATGCTCAACAAGAAGCAAGATCTGGTAGAGGTTCATCTTCTGGTGCTTCTGGAGAGTCTCCAAATCCAGGTGCTCTTAACACACCAAACTCTAACGATCTCCCTCCAATTGATGCCAATGGAATGATATCAATGGAGAAAATCAAAGTTCTTGGAATAACGGTGGTCTGATATGGCAATAGCAGGATTACTGGCAGGAGTGGCAAAAGGTGCCTTAACGAACACAGCGAAGGGTATTGCTAAAGACAAAGCAAAAGATTTTATTACTGGTAAGAAAAAGAAAGTCAAACCAAGTGCAATCAAGAAGAAGGATGGTGGAGAAGAAGGACCTGATGAAAAAGGTGGTGCATTAGCAGTAAGACCACAGACATCTATGGTTCCTGCTCCAGTTAGCACTGGTGCTATTACTCCTATCTCTGGTGCAGAGATGGCGTCTACGAAGGGGAGTGGTGATAATGAAGAAGATATAATCAATGTCATTAGAGCAAAAGTTATAGAGATTGATAATGTTCTTAAGGGAACTCTTGCACAGCAGAAAGCAGCATCAAGGAAAGATAAAAAGTCTGACGAAAAACAAAGAAGAAAAAGACAAGAAAAGATATTAGAAAAATCCACCCCTAAAACGAAAGGAAGTGGTCTTGTTAAAAAACTCACAGCACCAGCAAAAGGATTGTTTGGTGGTATATTTGATTTCTTAAAAAATATTCTTATAGGTCGTCTGTTAGTTGTTTTACTTGAGAAGAAACCTAACTTACCTGGTGGCAATTTATTGGTGTTCATTGCCGGAATGGCAGAGAAAGTTATTGATATGATCATTGGAACCATTGATGCCTTAGGTTCTTTCTTGGCATGGGGAAAAGAGAAACTTGACGGCGCAAGAAAATGGTTAACTGATAATAAGGGTGAAGAGGCAGGTGAAAGATTTGATGGATTATTAAGCGCATTAACAAATCTCTTCAATGCTACTATTATTGTTGGTAGTGTATTTGGTGCATTGGGAATGGGTCCCAAAGGACCAGGAAAAAAACCAACTAAACCAGATCCTAAGAAACCTAAGAAACCTACTAAACCAACAGTAAAACCACAGACAAAACCTTTTGGTAAAGGAAAACCAGGAATGAAACCAACTGGTCCTAGTAAAGCTGCAAGGTTGGTGCAGAAAAATCATGGTCATGCAGCTAGAGGTATCTACCAGAATAGTTATGATAACGCAATCGCTAAGGGGAGGACTCCTAGACAGGCAGCAGAAACTGCAAATGCTTCTGTAAAGAAAGCAATTGAAAAGGGTAGGATAGTTTCTAAACCACAGACAGGTTCTCTTGGTGGAACTGATAAGGGTAGTAAGATTACTAAAGGTGGAATAAAGAAAATACCTAAGAGACTCGCCACTAAGGTTCTTGGTAAGCAAGGTATCATGGCAATGAAGGGTATTGCTAAGGGATTCAGTAAGATTCCTATCCTTGGACCATTAATCGTTGCTGTATCTTCTCTGCTTGCTGGAGAACCACCTGGACAGGCACTGTTTAAAGGATTAGGTGCTGCTCTTGGTGGATTCCTTGGAACCTTTATTCCCATCCCAGTGATCGGAACAATACTGGGAGAGACTATAGGTGTCTTGGTCGGTGACATGCTATACTCCTTGATTCTTGGTGGTGGACCACAGGAAGCAGGTCAGAAGTTCATGAATGCCCTCAAGACTGTTCTTGACGTTGGCGGTCTTATTGTTAAGTTTGTTGGTGATGGATTTAAGAAATTAATTAATAATTTCTTTGAAACTGATCCTATAGAATTACCAAAAGGTGGACTTAATCTCGTAAGAAAAGGTGCGACACTTATCTCAGAGAAATTGGGTCTGTTAGACTTCTTAAAAGATAGAGGATATGTGGAAGATGATATGGTATCTAAGTTCCCCAATTTAATGAATTTGTTTAATCCGTTAAAAGCGATACCAATGGTAGCAGGTGCTTTCTTTGGTGATTTATTCGGTGGATCCTCCAGTAGTAGTGGCGGTGCTTTTGGTAGTGCTGCTGACAGTGAGGATGATGAGTCCTTACAACCTAGCACTGGCGATAGTGGAGGTAACGAAAGACACGCCAAGTTCAAAGGTCCATCATCTGTCCAAAATCAAGGAAGGGCATCTGGTAAAGTTACTGGAAAGGGTAAATCAATCTATCTACACTGGACAGCAGGAAACTATGATAGCATTTATGGACCTTACCATACAGTGTTTACTGGTGATGGAACAATGCATCATAAGAGTGAGTATAGTCAGAACGTAGGACATACTTATGGAAGAAACTCTAATACTGTTGGATTGTCCCTTGCTGCTAACCCAGACATAGGTCAATGGCCTACTGAAGCACAGAGAGTATCAATGGCAAAAGAAGCTGCCCGTATCGCAAAGGAATGGGGATGGTCTCCTAGTGATATTAACATGAGTAAAGTAATGACTCATGGTGAGGCAGGATCAAATGTTGATGGGGTTGTTGCTCACACAAACTATGGTCCTTTTGGAAGAGGACGCAGCGATACTCATAAAGATAAAGATTCTGCTTCAGTTGGTAGAGATGATCCTGTCGAACGTTGGGACTTGGATAAACTCAATAGTCATAAGGACAAATATGGTAGTGGTGGTGATGAGATGCGTGAAAGAATCCGTAAGTTTATGACAGGTGGTAATAGCGAAGAAGAATCTCCAGATGGTAAGATGTCCAAAGGTGGATTGATCAAAAAGCAAGGTCGCTATGAGATGGGAGAAGAAGGTCCTGAATTTGTTATTGATTCCGATTCATATAAACCAATTGAGAAAATGTTGCCTGGACTGCTTGATGCTATCAACACAGCAAAAGGTGAGGATGCTGTGGGTATATTAATGTCATATGCTGATTATGAAGAACCCGCAAGCGATGAATTAGTAATGGCAGGAGGTTCTACTGGAGGATCTTCTTATGGAGAAACTCAAAGTAGTATGCCAGATATACGAGTACCATCTGCTTCTGGTAAGGACAGCAGTGGTTGGAAAGATATCCGTTATAAATTCGGGTAAATAGGAGTAGGAGAATATAACAATGTCAGAAACAACTAAACAAGTATCTGGTCAAAGAGCAGGTGCAGCAGCAGTTAAATCAGCAATCATAACGAGTAAGACTGATACTTCCCGTCAAGTAAATGTCGCGGGTGGATTTATTGAATTTAGATACTATGAGAGTATCTTACAAGATGGCGTAATGGGATTCTATATCTTTGCAGATACTGGTAATTCAATAGACAAAAAGACAGTTTATGAAGGTCTTCCTTTGACTGGAAGTGAACCATTTGATTTTGTTGCTGAAGACAATTTTGAAAATGAACTAAAAGTACAATTACTAGTCAGTAAAACTGCTCCATTAACTGATACGCCAGGTAAGTCGGCAATGGTTCTTCCTTTGGTGTCAGAAGCATATGCGATTAATGATACTAAAAATGTTAGAAAGTTTTTTCCAAATCAAAAAATTTCTGATCATGTCAAGTCTTTGATTACCGATTTCTTGGGGTCGGCAAAGACATTGGATATAGAAGAAACTAGTAACAGTCTTAAAGAGTATGGATTGAATAGAAAAGCATATTATATGTTGAATACTTTTGCCAAAAAAGCACAACCATCTGGTGGTGAGGGTAAGACAGCAGGATACTTTTTCTTTGAGACCGCAGAGAAAATGGTCTTCAAATCTATTGATAGTTTCTTTGATGAAGATAAGAATCCAAGAAAGAAATCAATTATCTATAATGAAACCCCAGATGGAAACAAGGATGATTTGCCAGCAGGATATGACTACAAGGCATTGACTTATAATAAAACAAGTGCTGATGTTATGGAGATGTCAAAGATGGGAGCATTCTCAACTGCTTCTATAACATTTGATCCGCTCAATTTTAATTTTAAACGAACCGTTTTATCCACAATAGAAGACATTGTAGAAGATGTTGATGAAGCAATTGAACCACTCACTACAGCAGGTAAAGAATTGATTGGATTTAACTCATCGTTGATAAAAGAGTTTTCAAGAACTACAATGAATTTCCTTGATACTGGATCCTTTGCTGAAACTGTTGATGAATCTAAAGAAAATAATTTTGACTTTGGTGCTATTTACAACCAGTCAATTATGAGATATAATCAGGTTTTCGCATCACAAGTAAATATAACAATCCAAGGGGATTTTTCTTTACACGCAGGAGACATGATATTCTTTGATGCACCATCTCCGCAAGGAAAACCTAACACAGAGAACGACGAGATTGACAAGCAGGCTGGGGGTCTATATATTATAGCAAGTCTATGTCATTACATAACACCTGATAGAACTCTAACAAAACTTTGTTTAATAAGAGATTCCTTCGGGAGACAAGGAAACCACGCAAAGAGGTAACAGTACATGGAAAGCATCGAAAAGCACATTGAAAAAGATAAGCAGATTCTGCAAGATCCTACAGTTTCACCGCAGCAACGTCGCCACGTAGAAGAAGAACTGCATGAATTGGAAGTATATGTAGAGAATCATAAAAAAGAAATTGAAGCAGGAGACCATCACGATCCCTCACCATTAGAACTTTACTGTGAGATGGAACCAGGTGCTCCTGAGTGTAAAACGCACGATAACTGAGCAATATGGCACAAGACGGGGGAGCATTATTTGATTCGGGTTTACTAGGATCCAGTTTTCACTGGTGGATTGGTCAGATTGCCGATGACTCCACATGGAGAGAAAATATTATTGCTGCTCCCCACGCAAGTGACGGAGAAAACATAGGCTGGGGTAGAAGGTACAAAGTAAGAATTCTTGGTCTTCATGATCAAGGTGAAACTGAAATACCTTCTAAAGACTTGCCCTGGGCTAATGTGATGATGCCCGTAACATCGGGAGGAAGTCTTAGTAATAGCAGTCAGACACCAGCACTCCGTCAAGGAAACATGGTGTTTGGTTTCTTTATGGATGGAACGGCAATGACTGTTCCAGTCATCATGGGTGTTATGTCAAATAACGCTCAGAATGAGACTGCACTGACTGTTGGTGATAATAGAGTCACCAATAAACAACCAGGATCTTTGGCAGTCAGTGGATATGCTGATGGTCAAGTGCCCAAGGATCCAAAGACTGGAGAAAAACCAACTCCTCCTGATGGTGATATAAAATCAGAGCACCCCAACTCATCTCCTGCTGCACAACAAGTGCCGGCAAATGTAAAACTGAATAAGTTTGGATTAAGACCAGACCAACCATTGTCATCGGTCCCTGGAGGACTAGAAGCAGCACGGGCAGCAAGAGAAAAAGCAAGATCACAAGGTAAGTCAGTTCAGGAAGTAGAAAATGCTGCAATGGCAGCAGTGGCAAACCTTGTAGCTAATAGAGAAGCACAACAGACAGCACCCACTGCTCCATTCAAAAAAGGAGCACAAAGAGAAAGTCCTGATGTCCAACACATTAGTGCTGGTGATGTAAAAGAACAGGACTTGGCAGAAGAAAAAACTGTCATGCCTATTCCTGATGATCCTGTCGGGTCTGCAATGAAAGCAATCCAGACTATCATTGATAACATCGCTCAAAAGATGGATAAGTATTTGAATGCTATCCAGAGTTATGTTGATACTGTATCAAGCACAATAGGAGACCTTGAAGAAATGATCTGCAAGGGTGCGATGATGGCAGCAAAGTATATGAAAGTTATCTTTGATAAGATAATGGAATTTGTTCTGAAGCAACTTAATGTTGTTATGACCAAAGTTGTTGCTTCATTACCATCTTCTTTTAGAAATCAAATCGGTGATCTAAAAGAAAAATTGAATGAAATGATTTTGGGATTATATAATCAAATGATTGGAGGTCTTGGCGACCAGTTGTGCTCTGCTTTATTAGATGCGTTACAACCAGCAGAAAGAGTAGCACAAGCAGAACAGATTGCAAATGCCCAAGGTTCAGGTAATTCTCAAAGTGGCATTGATCCTGATACTGGAGCAGCTATTGGTATTGGAAATGGTGTTGGCAACCGTGGAAAATTTAAAACTGCCCCAAAAGTTCCAATGTGTTATGCCGAGAGTCTTGCATCAACTGTAATATCTAAAAACAAAGCACAGATAGAAGAAGCAAATACTAATGTTGTTCGTAGTTTAAATTCATATCTTGATGGAGTTCAAGCAGAATTGGATAGCGTTTCCAGTACTTTGAGTGCTGGACAGGAAGCGATGAGTGCTGGACTGGGGGAGTTATTTGGAGATTTTGGAGCAAATGCTGATATTGTAACTGGTGGTATGGATGGTGCAATATCAATGATTCCTGATATTTCTGGTGGACTCGGTGCTGCTCTTGATTTTGTTAATATTATAGCGAATGTTTTTGCTGGAGAACTACCGCCAAAGAAAGCAATCAACGATTACTATCAACTTGCCACTGGTGGATCTGGAGCAGCTGCTAGTGAACTTCCCAGTCTTGAATCTGTTGGTAACTCTGTTGCTGAAAGTGGTACTGCAAGAGAAGAGAGGATAACTACACCAACACCTCAACCAGATTATGCTAGTCCAACTAAATCTGAACCAGATGTTGATCTTGATGCTGGGTATGATGATGCTACATATAATCCAAGTGATTACTTACAAATAAGCTAATAAATATTCGTATATGACATCGACAGAAGCAGTATAAGATGGCAGGATCCAAGTCCGACAGAAAAATCAATGCAAAATTTGACATCTTCACTAACAATGAAGATGCAAATGATTCTGTTCGTGTTGGATACATTCATCCAAGAAGAGGATACATAAGCGGACTTACTGTATATGAGGCAAACAAGTATGCAGAAACAAATCCTGGTACGCAATTTATTATAGCGAATAGAGATCAAGTAAGATATATTAATATAAATGAAGTTAATAAATTAAAAAATAAAGATACCTTACCATCATCTAATCCATCAGGTCTTGTAGATGACAATGGTGAGTTTGATCCTTGTAACACGGTAAGAGGATTTAGAACAGATCCTGATACTCTGGATGAACCAGAGATTAAACCAAATCCCGATTTACCTTTCACCGATGAGGGTAAATACAAATCCAAATCTTCTGACGGTTCAGGAAAGAAAAAAAAGACTGGTGCGGAAATAAATTATGAAAGGTATGGATCAGAACTTGATAAATGTAGAACAAGAATAGAACTTCAAGGTGGTGGTGGAATTGGTGCTGTTGCGACTCCAGTTGTTGGTCTTGATGGTGCTATTCTTCATGTTCGTATGATTCATGGTGGGTTTGGGTATAATATCCCACCACAAGTTCGTATTATTGATGACTGTAAAAGAGGATCTGGTGCTAAAGCAAAATCCATATTAGGAAGAACTGGATTCATAACAGAAAATTTTGATGATGAGGCAGATGTAGAAGAGTATGATTTCAAGTTAGGTCAATATGGTTATGATGCCGATGATAATCCTTGGGGAAAGGTTTATGCAATGAGTAATCAAACAGTAGTTGGAGATTGGAATCCTGCTAATGTTTTGAGTTTGACCGCAAAATCTGGTTTCGAAACAGAATTGCAGGAGTATCTGGCATTTCTTAAAGGTTATGATCCTAATAAACCCTGGTGGACGACTAGAGATGAGACTCCAGTAAGAGTTACTGGTAATGGTAAAAGTAAAAAGGCAAATAAGTTAGGTGGTATTTTATATCCAGTAAAGCATTGGGCATGGGGTGGAGACAGAACTAGAGATGATTTATTTGAAGAGGTTGAATTTGAAGTTTATGGACAGGGAACATATAAAAACAGACAGATTTATTTTCAGTTTGAAGCAGAGGATGGGTCTCATCAATTCAGAGTTAAAGGTGTTACCCATCAACAAAGAAGTGGTAAGAGAAGAACTCAATTAGTATCCCTTAAAGCAAATACAACATATATTGTTACATCTAATGTAAGAAAGAAAGCCGTAGATCCAGGTAATAGGAAACTAGAACAGGGTCTCATAGAAGAATCGGGCAGAAATCCAAGAGAGATTGGTGGACAAAAAGCAGTTGGGCAAAAATCTAAAGCTATCTTTGCTGATGTTGTTGGGTCGGCAAATGATAATGATGACATTCAAGTAATTGCTAATATTGGTAGTTTTAAAGCAGGCGAAAGAACTGGTATTAAGTTTGATGATTCTGGAATCCAGAATAAACAAATTAGATTAAAAAAATCTATTGATAAAATTAAAGCTAGGAGACTTGATATAAAAAAAGAACTAGCAACAAATATGAGTAATGAAAAACTCAAAGAAGAACATGGAAATCTTACGGTAGAATATGCAGAAAAACTAAAACAATTAAGAGAATTAAGAAAAAAGCGTAGAGAGATTGACAAGAACGAAAACAACAAATTCAAAAGAGGTACTTTTGATTTAACTTATCGTCTCAATAGAAGAAAAGAAATAACTTTCACAGAGAAGGTTGAACCTAGTTTTATGAACAGGTATGCTGTTGCTCCACAGTATTCGTCAGATGAACCTGGATCGGATCGTGCTGGCAAACCTTATACATTACTCTATAGAGAATATTTTCCCCATGATGGAGAATATGTCTTTAGAGGATCTGCTGATAATGATGGCGAAGTCCTCTTGGATAATGAAAAGATCATGGATATCACCAATACCTTCAATTCAAAACCGGTAAGGGTAAAGAAGCATGTAAAAGAAGGTCTTCATGATATTAGAATTGATCTATTAAATAGACCAAAAACAAAATTTGTTACTGAAACTTTCACTGCTGATGGCGGTGACAAGACCAAGTATCGCACTGTCAAATTTAATGTCGTTGGACGAGGAAGTGGTAGACATAGAAAGATTTCTGCTGTTTTTACAAATAAAGCAGATTCCTCTGATAACTTTACTATTAATAATGATGGAGAAAATAAAGAAGTTAAACTTGTATATCGTAAAGTAACTGCCGATGCGAAGTATGATGTTAAATTCATAGCTACCGCAGATAGATTTGAGAAGGAAAACAAGACTCAAGAGTTTGATATTACTTGGATTGGAATCAATAGGGCAAATATCACAGGGAGAAATGATATTAGAGGAATACAAGAATTCAATAGGCAGATAAAACTACGTGATGGGGATGGAAATGATACCAATGCCACTTTCAGAATCCTATCAACAGATCCTGGAGTTGAAGCAAGATTCTCTGATGATGGACAAAAACTGATTGTCAAAAATGCTACGCAAAAAACCCAAAGTGTAACTCTTAAACTTCAGTGGAATGATGATCCCAAAACTGCTGGAGTTGCTGTTAGATCTATTAAGATTGGAGATCAAGTTTGGAAGCAAACTGGTGAGAAAGGTGATGACACTAAAACCCTTAATATCACAAAGAAAGTTCCTGGCAGTAAGGATTCTTATATAGAACAAGGTTGTGTTGAAAACGGCACCAAGAATAAAGAAACAAGAGGAAGTTCTAATAGAATTTTTGCAGATTATATTGGGTCTGTAAATGACAATGACGATATGCAGATCTTTGTCAAGAAGGGTGGAATTTTCACGGCATCTAATTCAAGAAGAACTCCAGGTAGAAGGGAGGGTGGTAAAGGTAGAAACACTTTTGATCTTGAATATGTATTTGATGAAAAAACTGGTGGATTAGCAACAAATCTTTGGCAAGATCTCAAAGATCAGGATATTGTTGATGATAAAACTGGGAAAGCTTTACAGAGAGATGATATTGAAAAGGCCCAAGTATTCAATACAAGACAGTTTATTGATAAAGCAGACAGAAAACTTTATAGAATGAGACCTGATGTTGGTCCTTTCGGAGACTTCTTTAATAGAAATGGTATTACTCCGTTCAACCCACTAGAACTTGATAAGGAGATTCCTGCTGTTCCTCCTACAGTAGCACCTACTCCTTTTGTAAAACCACAGGCAAAGTTTATAACAAGAGGTGGTGAGGTATTTTTAAAAGTTATTGGAACTGGTAAAGCGACGATTGGATTTAAATTAAAAACAGATGACAACTTTGTAACTTCTGGTGTATCTGCACGAGAAGTAAAAATTAGTGCAGATGGCCCAGATGTTCTTTTAAAAAGAACTGTGGTGCAGAGTTTTAGGAGTTATCATCCAGATGGCCGAGATAGAGGAAGAATAGGAAGACAAGGCTCTGGCGAAATAAAAGAAAAAGAAAAAATCAAAGGATCGGGAGAATTCACCGCAGGTAGAGAATATAAAGTTACTTCTATTGGGGGATCACCAACTTCTGGATTTAAACCAGTAGATGATACTGTTGTTTTTGATGATGACATTACAAATGGTCTTGACAATAATGGAGAACTTTTCGTTGATTTTGTCAATCCCATCAATCCACCCAAATCACAACCACCAAAACCTCCCAAGAATGGAAAGAATAATCCCTCTAACAAAAATTTAGATGATGTAACAGGTTCTTGTGATGACTATGCAGGAATTCACAAGATTGTTTGGAAAGATATCAAGTTCCCTGCATCAGGGACTTACACTGTGGATGTCCAGGTAGATGATAATGTACGTCTTGAAATCTTTAATAGAAAATTCCAGGCACAAACATTAGACGTAAAAGGATTTAGAGGTCAAGGAAAGTCTAACGGATTGCAAACATTTGCATTAGAAGTTGAGAAAGGAACTTATACGATCCAAGCATTCTTGGAACAGATTCCTGGTAAGTCAATCTATGCTGGCAATCCAATGGGACTTGCAGTCAATATTAAAGCAGCATATGTTACTGTTCAGAAAGAAATTACGGTTCGCCAATCTTGGAATCAGAATCCTTTCGGTGCTGCATTAATTATTAAGGCTCCGCCACCACCAATTCCACAAGAACCAGTAGTAAAACCAGATGGTCCTTGTCCTCCAAATCCAATTTGGACAACTAGATATCCTTCAGAGGAACAATGGCATCCAGTATCTCACCGTGCTCCTAATGGAAGAAGAACTTGGAGTAAATTTATGAATCGTTATGCAATGTCTCCTATTCTTCCCATCGGAACAAGAGGTAGTGGATATAGTGGTTCGCAATGGAGCAATACCTGGACTGCTACTATCCCGTATAATGGTTTCTATGTTTTCAAAGGAACTGTTGATAATTTTGCTGATGTTACAATTAGTCAGGATTCGGAAAACAGTGAATCTCTAGCAAATCTGCTAGAAGTAGTTAAAAAAGTTGATGGATTCCGCACTGAAAAGAAAGACCTTACCAGTAACAAATTTTTCTTGTATAAAGGTGAGGCTAAAATTGATGTTACCGTCAGGAATGGGGAGAGAATTAAGTACAAGCAAGTTACCACAAAAGTATTCGATACTAAAGATTGGATAACAAAACCCACCGACAGACCAGATAAAATCGGTGTTGACTTTCTTGTTTTTGGGCAAGGAAGTAGAGAGAATATGGGATTGAAGTTTATCTTCAAGGAAATTGGTGGCGATGATACTTTTACGATTGATAATGTCACAGAAAGTATATCCACAGAAACTGTTAAAAAGAGAGTAAAACGTAATACTGATTATAAAGTTACTGCTATTGCCACTGGAAAATATACAAAAAAACCTGTTACTGCTCCTGTCAGTGAGAAGTCTTATGCTATACGAACTGAAGGTGAAAGCAGAACTGCAGGTAGAAGAGTAAGAAATAATGGTAAAGAGATTCAATTTGACGATAATGCCACTAATGGATTTGATGAGAATGCCTCATTAAAGATTGAATCAACATCTCCTGGAGTTACTGCAAAATTTAGCGATGATGCTAAACAACTAATCGTTAAGGGAGATGGTGAAGTTAGTTTGAAGTTTAGTTGGGATGATAATCCTGGGACCTCTGGTCTTGCTGTTGGAACTTTAAAAGTTGGTAATGGCGAAAAAGTCAGTTGGACCGTTAGACAAAGAGGTGAAAAGGGTAGTGAAAGAAAAACTATCAAAGTTGGCAATACAACCACCGGTACATCAAGAGAGAACATTAACAAGAGTTTCCGCATTAAGTATAATGGGTTGAATAGTAATAATGATCCTATTGATGTTTCCAGTAATGGAAGAAAAATAAAACTAAAAGATGGTGGTGGTAGCGATACAAACGCAGAGATTACTATTGAAGATGTAAAAGGAGGAACTGCTAAGTTTTCTTCAGATGGAAGGTCTATTGAGGCAAGAGGAAATTGTTCCATAAGAATAACTTTAGAATGGGATGATAACCCAAACACTGCAGGAGTTGCTCTGGATAGTTTTGAGATTGGAGGTAAAGTATGGACACGAAGTGGAGAAAGGGGCGATAAAACTCAAACAATTAATCTTGATGCCACCAGGCAATCAACTCCAGCACCTGAAGTTGTATCACTTATCCCAGAACAAGGAACACTAAGGAGCGGATCTTTTGGTGCTGCCAAAAAAGATGGTGCTAAAGAAACTCCAAATCAATCTGATGTTATCTTTGCTGATGTTATTGGTTCTTTAAATGATAATGATGATATGCAGATACTATGTAGTAAAGGCATCTTTACACCATCAAATAAGAGAAAGGGTATACAGGGGACAGCAAGAGGAGGAACTCAAAAGAGAAACACTTGGGATCTTACATTCCGAGTTGATGCTGCAGAAGAATCCGTGGAA